AACGATACAATATTTTTCACTACATACACTATAATGTTTGTAGTGGAATATTATCATGCTTGGCATATATGTAATCATTGCTCTCATTATTCTCATGGTAGCGTATGCTGGCGTGGAAGAAACTATTCGCTTATTTGCTTATACTGATCTGGTGATCAGATATCAGTGGATCAAATTTAGAATGTTTATGATGAGACGTAAATTAGAACAACAACTAATAAAGGACTTACCAGACTATAACAAACTCATAAAGGAATTAAAAGATGACCAACGATAAGGAACTGTCGGATCTCAAAATTGAGAGAAAAGAATGTCCGAAATGTGGTGCTACTTGGATTAACGGAAATCATATCTGGCGAGGAACTGGTAATGAAGGTAGCGAATTAGATCTTGCTGGATTGGTTTGCAACAAACTCGGTGACGAGCAATGCATCAATCCTATGAAAGGAAATGATGGCGGAACTAGCTGGGAATATCGTGCTGGATATATTGATGGCATTCATAACTCCAAGAAAAAATCAATGGAAGACTTGCGCGATCAATTCGGAGACTTATAAATAGTAGTGGTGAACTAGTTTTTTATGGCATCCGATCAGATTTATCTTGGCAATCCGCTACTAAAAAAAGCAAACGTCAAGATTGACTTTACACCTGAACAGGTTAAAGAATTTATTAAGTGTAAGAACGATCCGATATATTTCACCAAGACTTATGTCCAGATCGTTTCACTTGATGAAGGTCTGGTGCCCTTTAAAATGTGGGACTTCCAGGAAGAGTTAATCAGGAAGTTTCATAAAAGTAGATTTAACATTGCAAAACTACCAAGACAAACAGGTAAGTCTACTACTGTTGTGTCTTATCTTTTACACTACCTAATTTTTAATGATAGTGTTAACGTAGGTATTCTAGCAAACAAAGCATCAACAGCGCGAGATCTTTTAGCAAGATTAGCTACAGCATATGAGAACCTACCTAAGTGGATTCAGCAAGGTGTAGTAGTATGGAACAAAGGTAACATTGAGTTAGAGAATGGCAGTAAAATATTGGCAGCTTCTACATCTGCATCTGCTGTCCGAGGCATGTCGTTTAACATCATCTTTCTCGACGAGTTCGCTTTCGTCCCAAATCACATTGCTGACTCGTTCTTTGCCTCTGTTTATCCTACTATCACTTCTGGTAAATCAACGAAAGTCATAATCATCTCTACCCCACAGGGTATGAACCACTTCTATAAGATGTGGCAGGATGCTGTTAATGGCAGAAACGATTACACGTATCATGAAGTCCACTGGTCGCAGGTTCCTGGAAGGGACGCCAAGTGGAAAGAAGAAACTATTAAGAACACATCCCAACGTCAGTTCACACAAGAATTTGAGTGTGAGTTTCTTGGATCTGTTGATACGTTGATCTCTGCTGCTAAGTTGAAAGCATTAGCATTTGACGATCCTATTTCACAAAGTAAAGGACTTGACATATATGAGAAACCAAAGGACAAGTCTGAATACCTTCTTACTGTTGATGTTAGTCGCGGTATTGGGGGAGACTATTCTGCTTTTATTGTATTTGACATTACAACAGTTCCCTACAGGGTAGTAGGGAAGTATAGAAATAACGAAATCAAACCCATGTTGTTCCCCAACGTTATTAATGACGTTGCTAGAGCATATAATAATGCATGGGTTCTGTGTGAAGTAAATGACGTTGGAGATTCAGTAGCATCTATTCTAAACTTTGATCTAGAATACCCCAACGTTCTTATGTGTGCTATGAGAGGACGTGCTGGTCAAATTGTTGGTCAGGGATTCTCAGGTAACAAGACACAACTGGGTGTCAAGATGAGTGTCACAGTGAAGAAGGTTGGATGTGCAAACCTCAAACAGATTATTGAAGATGACAAACTCACTTTCAATGACTATGAAATTATATCAGAACTTACTACGTTTATCCAAAAGAAACAATCATTTGAAGCTGACGAAGGTTTCCATGATGACCTAGTAATGTGCATGGTTATCTTTGCGTGGTTAGTCCAGCAAGATTACTTCAAAGAACTAACGGACAATGATGTTCGTCATCGAATTTATCAAGAACAAAAAAATCAAATTGAACAGGACATGGCACCATTCGGATTTATTACTACAGGTCTAGAGGGTGACGAAGGGTTTGTAGAGGAAGGAACTGTTTGGCAATATGGAGATACCCAAGAAGATGTTAGTTATATGTGGGATTACCGATGAACTTAGAAGATCAATTTAAACTTGAACATCTACTCCTGAAAGAAAGGAAATGTAGGACATGCAATAAAAGTAAAAGTTTACTAGATGATTACTATCTTACTAGAAGAACTGGAGGTAATTTATCATCTTCATATTCATATGAATGTAAGGATTGCACTATAAAAAGAGTAACTGAATCTAGAAAAACAAAGAAAAATAAACCAGACATACCATATTGTCCAGTTCCTAGAATAAAAGATGTATATCCAGACTGGTAGTATGTTCATGCATTGTTTCCCCACTCAAAGAGTCTAAACTAATAAATAATTTTAGATTAAATTTGGACATACCAAGGAGAAAAACATGGCAAGTCAAGTCTCGCCTGGAATTTTAATTAAGGAGCGTGACCTTACCAATGCTGTTGTGACAGGTGCGTTAGCTATTAGAGCTGCACACGCATCATCTTTTCGTAAGGGACCAATCGGTGACATCGTAAATGTCAATTCACAAAAAGAACTAATTTCTGTTTTCGGAGCTCCCGTAGACGAGAATGCAGAAGATTGGATGGTCGCATCCGAGTTTCTAAACTACGGCGGAAGACTCGCTGTTGTTCGTACAGAAAGCACAGGTTTGCTAAACGCTGCTTCTTCAGGTGGCGGTGTTCTCATCAAGAATGATGAAGACTGGCAGGCAGGTCAGGGTACTGCTAAGGTATTCGCTGCTAGAACCGCTGGAACATGGGGCAATGGTCTCATGGCAGTTCTAGTTGACAGAGGTGCTGATTATCTCGTCACCCTAGACGCAACTCCCACAGATACTGCAGCTGGCACAACTCTAACATTCAGCAATGGTCACACTGCTCAAGTTCTCTCATGGGATGTAGGAACTCTAACTGCAACAGTAACTTCTACTGATGCTTTGACTTCTGCAGCTGCCATCGTCTTCCCAGATCAAGGTTTGATTTCAACCTTCACCGATAATGGTGCAGCGGATGGAAGCAGAACTCCTTCTGCAACAACTTCTGGTGCAGCTGCAAGTGGTGGTACTGGCACTGGAGCAACCTTTAATGTTACAACTGCTGCTGATGGTACTCCTACAGTTACCTTAGCATCTGCTGGTACTGGGTACAATACAAACGAAGTTCTCGTTATCACTGGAGCAGCACTAGGTGGTGGTGCAGATATCACCATTACAGTTACCGCAATTGTTGATGATGTCATCAACGTTACTGAAGTCAAGGATTGGTTCCTTAACACCGAAGTCGGTAGCACTGGTCTAAAACTATCCGCTATCGGTCCTCGTCCTGGTACTTCCCAGTTCGCTTTGGACAACGGCATCCAGCATGACCAAGTTCACTTCGCAGTTATCGACACCACTGGTGATCTAACTGGTGCTGCTAACACCATCATTGAGAGATTCACTTATCTCTCGAAACTATCTGATGGTAAGAGCGAAGAGAATGCTTCGATCTACTACAAATCAGTAATTAACGCTCAGTCTCAATACCTCTTCCACGGAGCTGCTGCATCTGTTCAAGTTGCTGCATCTGGTGAAGAATGGGGACAAAGTGTTGCTGAAGTCTTAGCAGATGCAGGCACTGCATTCGCAAGATCCACTGGTTACTGGGCAGCACTAGCTGGTGGTGCTGATGGATATAGCTACACCCCTGGTCAGTTTGGCGCATCGATGGATCTGTTCTCAGATACCGAAGAAACAGAGATTGACTTTGTTCTTATGGGTGGTTCATTGTCCACTGAATCAGACACCAAAGCAAAAGCAACTAAAGTTATTGCAATTGCTGCATCAAGAAAGGATGCAATCGCATTCGTTTCTCCTTTCAAAGGAAACCAGGTTGCTTCCTCTGGTGGCGCACTATCAACTACACAGCAAAGAGAAAACACTCTTGCGTTCTTCTCCGATCTAACTTCTACTTCCTACGCTGTCTTTGATAGTGGTTATAAGTACACCTACGATCGTTTCAACGATAAGTACCGCTACATTCCAACCAACGGAGACGTTGCTGGTCTTTGTGTTCAAACTTCTAACATCCAAGAAGATTGGTATTCACCTGCTGGTCTTAATCGTGGTGGAATTCTTAACGCTGTTAAGATGGCATACAACCCCAATAAAGCAGATAGAGACGAACTCTATCAAGCACGTATCAACCCTGTTGTTGGTTTGAGGGGACAAGGAATCACCTTGTTTGGTGATAAGACTGCACTCGCAGCACCTTCTGCATTCGATCGTATTAACGTTCGCCGTCTCTTCCTCAATCTTGAGAAGAGAGCAAGAGGACTTGGTGAAGGCGTTTTGTTCGAGCAGAATGATGCAACCACAAGAGCTGGTTTCTCCACTGCACTTAACTCATATCTTTCTGAGGTTCAGGCACGCAGAGGCGTTACTGATTTCCTCGTCATCTGTGACGAGAGCAACAATACCCC